TTTGAGAACTTCATGAAAAAACTTTAATTATAAATATCCAATATAAATCAAGGAGATTTTCAAAATGGGAAATTTTAACCTGTCCGATGCCGCTAAGTCAATCTTGCTAGGCGAGGATTCCAAGTCAACTTTTGATGCTAACATTGCTTCTAAGAAAGCACAGCGTGAACTAACCAATCCAGAAAAGGTTGGTATTAGTCGTCTTAAATCATCTACTGCTTATGGCACCAACGATGTAGGCGAAATTGGTCAGTCACCAGAGCGTGCTTTGACTGATGAATTGCCAGATTACACAAAAGGTGTTCCATCAGCAACTCCTCCAGGAGCTACTCCTCCTGTTGGTTCCGAAAAAGACGGTGTAGGTATCAGCAAAGCAACTGGTCCACAAGATTCTATGGGTCGTTCTGATATTGCTGATCCAGTTAAATCTGATGCAACACCATACGAACAAATTCGTGACCGTATTGCTGGTAAATTGGCAACACAAACAATGCAAAAGAATCCAGGCGCTACTTTCCAATCTTATGGCGAAGAAACCGAATCAGACGACACAGTAATCTCCGAAGAGGAAGAAGAAAAAATGATGAAGAAAAAAATGATGCAAGACAAAATGAAAGAAAAGATGAAAGAAGATATTGATGCTCTTTTATCTGGCGAAAATCTTTCTGAAGAATTTGTTGCTAAAGCATCTACCATTTTTGAAGCTGCCGTTATTGCTCGTGCTGAAGAAGTTATCGCTGAATCTGAGCAAGAGTTGATGGAACAATTTGAAGTTGCCGTAGAACAAATCAAAGAAGATATGGCTGCTAAAGTTGACGATTACCTCAACTACATGGTAGAAGAATGGATTAAAGATAATCAAATCGCTATCGAATCTGGTCTCCGTGCCGAAATCGCTGAAGATTTCATGGCTGGTCTCCGTGATTTGTTTGTTGAACATTATATCGATGTTCCACAAGAGAAAATTGATATCGCTGAAGAATTAGCTACCAGAGTAGAAGAATTAGAAGCTGCTTTGAATGAGCAAATCAATAAAGGTATCGAACTTACTAAAGATTTGAACGAACAGAAAAAAATTGAGGCTATCTACACAGCGTGTGAAGGCCTGACGCAGACTCAAGTAGAAAAACTAAAAGCACTTGCAGAAGGTGTTGATTTTACTACTGAGGAAGAATTTGTAACTAAACTTGACACTTTGAAAGAATCATATTTCAAAGCTGATGTTAAGGTTGCAGACGCATCTGCTTTTGAAGAAGTATTAGTTGAAGATGAGAAAAAACAAGTTTTCGCTGATCCTTCAATGGAAGTATATGCAAAAACCATTTCACAAACTTTGGTTAAGTAATTAACCCCAATACATAAAAAAAGGAAATAAAATGTATTTGACAGAAGAACTACAAAAGAAATGGCAACCTGTTCTGGAGCATCCAGAATTAGAAGCCATTAAAGACCCATACAAGAAGGCTGTTACAGCTCTTGTTTTGGAAAACCAACACCAAGCAATGGCTAAAGACCGTCAGGCTTTGATGGAGACCACCGATAATGGTCCTACAAACGTTACTGGTGGTGTTCAGAACTTCGACCCAATCTTGATTTCTTTGGTTCGCCGTTCTTTGCCAAATCTTATCGCTTATGACGTTGCTGGCGTTCAGCCAATGACTGGTCCTACCGGTTTGATTTTTGCAATGCGTGCTCGTTACTCTAACCAGACTGGTTCTGAGGCATTCTACAACGAAGCAAACACAATTTTCTCTGGTCAATCCTCTGCAAACGGTGGTTTCAACAACTACGGTTTCGTTGGTAACTTCCAGACTGATACTGCAAACAGCGCAATCGCTAACGAAGCAGCTAACTCATTCACAACTGGTATTGGTATCCAAACAGCTTCTGCTGAATTCTTGGGTGCTGATTCTGCTAATGCTTTCCAACAGATGGCATTCAGCATTGAGAAAGTTACTGTAACTGCTCAGAGCCGTGCTTTGAAAGCTGAATACTCATTAGAACTCGCACAAGACTTGAAAGCAATTCATGGTCTTGATGCAGAAACAGAATTGTCTAACATTCTGTCTACTGAGATTCTTGCTGAAATCAACCGTGAAGTTATCCGTACCATTTACGCTACTGCTGTTTTGGGTGCTCAATACGGTACAACAACATCTGGTTATTTCGACTTAGATACTGACTCTAACGGTCGTTGGTCTGTTGAGCGTTTCAAAGGTTTGATTTTCCAAATCGAGCGTGACGCTAACGTAATTGCTAAGCAAACACGTCGTGGTAAAGGTAACGTGTTGATTGTTTCATCTGACGTAGCATCTGCAATGGCTATGGCTGGTGTTCTTTCTTACACTCCTGCTCTACAAGCTGACCTCCAAGTTGACGATACTGGCAATACATTTGCTGGTTTGTTACATGGTCGTATCAAGGTTTACATTGACCCATACTTTGGTGGCTATGCCGCTAACCAAGAGTTGGTAACAGTTGGATATAAGGGTTCTTCTCCTTATGACGCTGGTTTGTTCTATTGCCCATACGTTCCATTACAAATGGTTCGTGCAGTAGACCAATTTACATTCCAACCAAAGATTGGTTTCAAGACTCGTTACGGTATGGTTGCAAACCCATTTGCTCAAGGTATCAACCCAAGCAATGGCGTTTTAACACCACGCAGCAACGTTTATTACAGAATTTTTGGTGTCAAAAACCTCATGTAATATTCAAGGAAAATAAGTCACCACAGAGTGACATTTTCAAAGAGGCCTCTTCGGAGGTCTCTTTTTTTATGGCCTAAATATCCGTATGACAGCACTAACTAGACAACCACAAAATACCAATCTACTTCAACCGACAAAGTTCATAATGACCTTTGCGAGGATACCTACGGTTCAATACTTCTGCCAAGCGGTAAATATACCAGGGGTTCAACTAGGACAGGCCCCATTGAGTTATTCTGGCTTAGATGTATATGCACCTGGTAATAAGATGATGTATAATCAGTTAGCTCTTACTTTTACAGTAGATGAGAAGATGCAGAACTGGCAAGAATTACACTCTTGGTTCCGTTCCCTTGCTTCTCCAGAAGGTACTGATGAACGGAATAGACTATCGGCACAACAGAATCCTAGAACTACCGGACCTAAAGGTTACTCCGATGCCACCTTGACGGTTCTTTCGGCATTGAATAACCCACTATTCCGTGTTCATTATATCAATTGTTTCCCAATCTCTCTTTCAGATATTCAATTCGATACCAAACAGTCCGCAGATGATATTATTACCGCTGACGGTGTGTTTGTATTTGATTATTTTAATTTTGAAACGGCTTGACAAACGATGTAATTTGTGATAGGATGTAATTTTGCTATAACTCTTTGAATTTATTATGGAAAATCTAGAACAAGTATTAAAACATTGGGAAAAAGATACAGTTATTGACCAGACAGAACCTGGAAAAGAACTGTTAAAGATTCCAACACTACACAACAAATACCTCAGTATTCTTACCAAACACAAGATTGCCTCTAAGAAGGCACATTTTGATTATCTCCGTATGCGTAAAGTTCGGTTAGATTATTATTCTGGTCGTTTAAGTCAAGATGAGTTGGCAGAATATGGATGGGAACCTTTTCAGTTTGTATTAAAAACTGATATCAACGCATATCTTGAAGCAGATGATAACCTCATTAAGTTATTAGAAAAGAAAGTATACCATGAAGAAACGGTATCTGTCTTAGAATCTATTCTAAATGAATTGAAACAAAGAACATGGCAGTTGCGTGATTTTATTGGATGGGAAAAGTTCATTGGCGGACAGTAATTTATTAATTTCCAAAAAAGATGAAGTATATGTCAAGATAACTTGTGAAAAGCATATTGCTAAAGAGTTATCGGAGTTTTTTACATTCTTTGTTCCAGGTTACCAATTTGTTCCGGCATATCGTAATCGTGTGTGGGATGGAAAGATAAGATTATTCAGTTTACAAAACTTTACATTATATCGTGGTTTATTAAATTATGTGGAACAGTTCTGTGAAGAAAGAGAATACACCTTTGAATATGATGGTGATGTGGATATTGAAGATGAATTCTCATTGTATCACGCAAAAAAGTTTTCTGAAGATTTAAATATTCATTCAAATGGCAAACCTATCGAGGTAAGAGAACATCAAATAAATGCCTTTGTTCATGCCATGCAAAAAAGGCGAGCATTACTTGTTTCACCTACTGCTTCTGGTAAATCTCTCATCATCTATCTTATCTTTCAACAATTACAAAAGTATCAAAATTTAAAAGGTCTTGTTATTGTTCCAACAACATCTTTAGTTGAACAATTATATTCTGACTTTGGTGATTACAATAACGGTGAAATGACCAATGTTCATCGTATCTACCAAGGCAAAGAAAAAGATTCTAACAAAGACTTAATCATTTCTACATGGCAATCATTATACAAGATGCCGGCAGATTATTTCAAGCAGTTTGATTATATTATTGGTGATGAAGCACATTTATTCAAAGCACAATCTCTCACCACTATTCTTACCTCTTGTGTCAATGCCAAATATCGTATTGGTCTAACAGGCACATTAGATGGTACTAAAACACACAAGTTAGTATTAGAAGGTCTTTTTGGTCCTGTTCGTAAAGTAATTACCACAAAAGAACTGATTGATGATAATAAGTTGGCACAGTTTGAAATT